TCACCACTTGCCGATCGGACACTTTTGTGACTTGATCTTCACCTTGATGGGCATGAAACAGCCACATTCCTTACATTGACGCAACCCCTTGCGGAAGCGGTCACATTCGAGGCAGATCACATAGCGGTCAACGGGGGTCATTGGCCAACCCCACCACAGACGAGCGGATCCACACCAGCAGACCCATCATGTCGTTCAGCAACGGTTCGAGTCCCGGGATCTCGTTCTCAGATGCGTACTCGGCGAGTTTCTCCACTTTCGGCATCGCATCTTGAGCCATGTCCGACATTTGACCGAGAAGACGTGTTAGTTCTTGACTATCCATGACTCTAGAACGTATCACGGGTGACAATATGGAGGGTGACGCCTTGTGCTTGACTCCACACCTTACGGATGGACCTGTCAACGTATGACCATTGAAGTCCGCCGATTCCGGCCCCCACTTGAGGGCATCCGATGGTTTTGATGCCGTTTTCCATTGCGTGCGCTCTCATGGACACGAACGCCAGTTCGATGAGGTTGATTTTGGCGTCAGCACCGGGTTCGACCTGAGTGGCGAGGTTGTAGACCCATTGGCCTAGTTCCTTGTGGGCCATCATCATCCCAGCGGTCAAAGAGCCGTTGTCGCAGGCACGCTGATACGCCACTTTGTTCTCGGGGAAACGGCGGAACACCTCGTAGGCGAGACCACCGGCGATGCCACGAGTGTTGACCCCATGACAGATGGCTTCCACGTCGATCTCGAACAGATCAGTGTTTTCGTGATATTCGATCATGTCAACAGGTTACCCGACTCCGAGTAGCCGAGCAACATCGTTTCGTAGTCGATTTCGCCCCATCCGTCAGGCACCTTGAACCAGCCCTTGTCATGCGACGAGTCCGGAGCACGCCCATCCATCGTCTTGTACCAGCCCTTGCCGTACCTCACCATCGAAGGATCCAACTCCATCATCGCCTCGACCTCCTCAATCGACGGGACTCCGCCGCCGGCGGACCACTGATTCGAGAAATGGCCGAGAAGCGCAGGTCGCGGGCGATTCACCGTCGGACGAGAACCCCTGTGGATAACTCGACCGTTCCACACCAGAACGTCACCCTTTTTCGGCAGAAACGTGCGAATCTCGTACTCATACTCACGCATGACCTGCATGCACAGGTGATTCATGTCGATCCCGTGGTAATCGCCGGAATACGGGAAATCCCACATGTGCGAACCCGGAACCCATTGGAACGGGCCGGTTTCCGGGTCAATGTCATCCAGTGCTATCCACACCCCCATGTACTGGGAGACGGTCTGTGTGTTTCCGTGCAAAATGTCGACATGCCAGCCCGTGTTGGCTGAACGCCAGTACGTCAGGTCGGAATGGACGGCGACACGTACGCCGATTTCGGTGAATACGTCGACAAGGGCGTCATGGAGGAGGAGATCAAGTATCTGAGGGTGTTGCAGGTAAGTCTGGTCGGTGTCGGTTCTGCGTCGATGTTCGTCATTGAACTCGTAGTGCTTGTGCCAGTAGTCGTTTACATACCGGTCAATGTCGGCGTGTGGGATCAGACCCGGGACTTCCAGAACCCCATTCGCCGCGAAATCGTCTGCGCTGCTCATCACCCACGCAAACGAAGGTTGCATTTGAGGCAGAACTCTGCCCACGGGTAGTAGCGGCGCATGTTCGTCGGGTGGTTGCAGTCGAGAACGTCCATAACGTGCTTGTTCACCAAATCTCGCACCATCGCTGACACGTTGGTTTCAGAGATTTCGGCTGCCCGCTTCCATCGTTCATGCTCAACGGATGTCGCTCGGATGAGGATCTGCTTGGATGCCGGAACATCGGCCTCGTCGTCCTCTTTCGCTCGTGCGGCGATGGTCATGTCCATGTTTTCGGCCACTTTGTCCATCGCTGCCTCAATGTTGTCGATTTCGTCACTCATGATTTCAGATTACTCCTCAATATCGTCCACGGGTGACAGTTCGACCACTTCTGCGTCCACAATGTCGCCCATTCCCAACATTTTCGACACATCCTCCTCGGGGAGCACCCCAGATCGTGCCATGAGTTCCAACAACTGCTGTGCCTCCTTCTTCGGGTCGAAAGCATCGATCGCAGCGGGACCACCAGACACCTCGTTCGCCATGGCAACTCGCACGGGTACATCTATGTTGGTTGACACATCCATCTGGATGCTGACATTGTTTTGTTCCATTCCCAACAGTTTTGACCGTCTGTCCATGATTGACAGAACCTGTTGGATGGCTTTCATGTCGGGTTCGACCGAAACCTCCTGACCGTCGTCAAGAGTTACACGCCTGTGTTGAGTCATCGGCCAAATCGCCGCCTGCAGAGCGTCAAGTCGCTCCAACTCCAAGCGCAACACCTCCGGGTACGCCATCAACGCTTCCCGGTTCATCTTCTCCAACTGACGACTGATCGCCTTCGAGACAACACTTGTCGTCACGCCGAAGCGCTTCGCGATCTCGTTCGTCGGGACTCCCGCCTGCCGCATCTTAAAGATACGCAGATCGCGTTCCGCAAGAAACTCACGGGTCAAGGCTTTACTATCATCACTCATACGAGTAATAGTACTAAACCTTCATAAACTCCAAGACCTCAAATGGGAACTTCTTGCCACGCTTCATCTGAAGCGGCCACGCACGCAGATCACGAGCGCCACGGAAATGGTTCACGTCATAGACGTACTCCGAATGGGCAGTCGGATCGGGCTGTAAAGCCAACCCGAACTCCGGCCAGCGAGACCAAACCGCTGAACCAAATGGACGCAATTCCCGGGACGTCATCGACTGGCCCAGCGGCGCATGGTGCTCCAGCCACAGCGCAACCCCATAAGTCGCACGAATCCGGTCCAAATACTTGGCAACCTCGATAGCCACCGCTTCCGACGTGCGGGTACCCGGATCAAGGAACGCCTTGTAGAGAGGCCCCATCACCAGCAGATCCGGCTGAACAGTCTCAATGTGTTCCTCAAGGATCATCCGATCCGCCACCGACAGCAGGTTCAGGCCATCCGGCTTGATCACCAAGTGGATGTCACCGTTCCGTTCGTAACCCATGGACCTCGCGGCCCCGACTATCGACGTTGATGTACGACGAATGATTCGTTCCGGGTTCTCCAAATCGACTGTCAATGTACGAATCTTTGGCATCCGTTGGAACGTGAATGGGTTGACCCCGTATCCACAGCAGATAGCGATTTGTCGTGCCAGCATGGTTTTACCCACACCTTCCGCAGCGACGACCATCACTCGCTCTTGCCGTTCCAAAAGGCCGGGAATCAGCCAGTCGTAAGACTCGTCGACTTCTTCGTCAACGAAATCTTGCCAGTTGACAAGTTTGCCTGTATCACGTACAATGCTTGTGTCGTCGGTTGAGAGTGCGACATCAGCGACTTTGTTGAGGATGTGCCTCGGGTTCTTGCCGGAAGTGAGGAGTTCTGCGATCTTGAGGATCGCCTTCTCCTCAGGCGAATGTTCGACTATCTCGGGTTCTTCGCCGTCCTCTGGCTGTTCCTCCGCTTCGACAGTTTGGCCTTCGAACTCAACAGCAAGGTCCGCCGCCGGGACTGTCTGGAGTTCAGAAGTATCGAATCCCGCTTCGAGATGATCGTAGATGTCTTTGTGATTGGGGCATCGCCAGATGGCAACATCGGAACCTGCTTCGGTGAGGAGTCGGTGGACAAGGTGTGCGTGGCGTCGTCCGGGTTCGTCGTTGTCGGCGATGATGTCCACGACTGCTCCAGCGAGAGCCTCAGTATGTATGTCGAGCCATTTACCTGCGCCTCCGGGCATAGTCGTGGCACAAGCACCCAGCGCGATGAGGGCGTCAGCATCTTTCTCTCCTTCCACTAGGAAAATCGGATCGCCGTTCGCTTTCGCTTGTAGAACGGCAGGGAGGTTGTAGAGGACTTTCGGTGTGTCCTCAAGTTTGTACGTCCAACCACCCTTACCGTCAGGCTTGCGCTGCCTGAACGTCTTCTTCCCATCGGGTTCGGTGTATCGAACTTTCTCGAACAGCAACTCGCCGGCGGAGTCCCGGTACTCGTACTTGGCAACGAACTTCAGTTTCGGTCGTTCCATCTTCGGATAGTCGACGCCTTCGACTTTGCGGTCATCTTTCGGCCACAAATCTTTCACGTCAAGACCAACGGCTTTACAGATCTCCGCACTTCCACACCCACCGTTGCGATGGCAATGAAGTAACAGTCGTCCGTCCTCGTTTTCATGAATGGACAGCGACGGGTTGCGATCATCCTGTCGGCATGGGCATCGTGCTTCCCAACCGTTAGCAGACTTGATGACGCCATCTAGTCGTCCAAGGAACTCACTCGTGTGGCTGAACATTTGTCGCCACCCTCTTCGATCCTCGACCCGGAACTGTGATCATTCCGATACGTATCGACGGGACTCCGCGCTGCCGCCGGATCACATCTCGTTCGTATTCGTCTTTCCCACCCCATATGCCGAATGGTTCGTTGGCGAGCGAATACTCCAAGCAGGCGACACGATTTTTACAAGTGAAGCAGATAGCGATGGCCTGTTGCTTTTGGAAACGAGTCTCTGTTCGAGACTGTCCCCCTTTCGACAACAAAGGGAACCACCATTCGGTTGGTTTGCCCTTGCAAGCCCCGTCTTTGGGCGGGCTGTCGTTCATTTGTCCCCCAGTCTCTCAACATCGTTTGGTCCTAAGAAAATATGTCCGGCTCGTACCTGTAGCCGTCCCCCTGAGAACTGCGTTTGGATACTCACCGCCTCAACTGGAACGCCGAACCTCGAAGCGATGGTCGCAGCGATCTTGTTGATGCGAACTTCATCTTTACCTGCGGTTTCGTCGAAGTCAATGCTTTCGGGAAAGATTTCTTCGGGAGCCGGGATTTTTTTCAGTTCCGCATCCAACGCGGTGACTTTCAGACACATCACGCAAGCCAACTTCGGGGCTGAAGACGCTCTGGGACGCACTTCGACATGACCGCACTCAAGGTGATGGTGATACTTCACGTTTCCCCACCCGCCGACTCGCGAGATGTCCTCGATCTTGCGTCTCGGAGCCTTGCGATGTTCGGTGGTCATCGCACGACTTTAGTTCACGGGTGTGGCATCGAGGTCAAAGTTCCGTTCGACTTCCCTCTTATATAGGTATGGACACGTTTACAGAAATCATCAAAGACATTCACCTCCCCGTCGCCGAGGCGTTGTGGGCATCCATTGACCACTTGACGAACACGGAGGACGTGACGATCACGACGGACTTGGCGTGTAAGTACGCTCAGGTCGTGTCACTTCTCATCAAGAAGAAGGTGACGCTCACGCCTTCGGTCAACGACATCGAGGAATACATCGAAGGTTTGACCATGAAGTGGGCGGGTATCGGCATGACCGGAGCCGATCTCGCACTCGTCGAAGCGTATGTTCTTGCGTCGTTTGGGTTCACCGGCGATGAACTCGACGACTTCTGACGGGACTGCCCGGGCCCAGAAATGACAAAACCCCCCGGTCTCCCGAGGGGGTCTTGCCTTGCCCGACGTTACCGCCGTCTGGATTTTATCAGAACGGCTCGTCTGCGGGCGCAGAGTTACGCGGTGATGCCGCTTTTTTTGCTGGCTTTGATGCTCCGCCCTCGCCACCTTCACGACGCTTGCGCTCGAACGACTCGACCGAACGGACTTGGAGGCCGACATTGTTGGCAAGAACGTCGATCGTCGACTTCTTGTTACCCTCATCGTCTTCCCATGAACGCTGTTCGAGGCGTCCCTGAACAATGACACCGACACCCTTCTCAAGGACCGCTGCTGCGTCCTCGGCGAGGTACCGCCATGCGGTGACGTTGAAGAAGGAGGTGCGCTCCTGCTTCTCGCCGTCGGCATCAGTCCAGTAGTGATTGACTGCGATGGAGAAGCCGAGACGGGCTGCCCCCTGTGCGGTGTATTTGAGTTCGGGATCGTTGGTGACGTTCCCGATCAAAGTCACATCTGACTGAGCCATGATTGCCTACCTTCCGGGGGCTTGCCCCCGATACGGGTCATCGGGATGATGACCGAGAGTTGGAGCATACCACGTTTAGGTGTAACATCAACCTCATGACAACATTTGACCCCGCCGATGCGAAGGTTTCGATCTTCAACCATCTCGTGAATCTCGACTATTGGACGGCCAGCCTGCCCGATGATGCGAGTGATGACGAACTTGAGAAAGCGAAAATCGCCGCTGAGGACTTTGCCGGGATGCTGATTGAGTCGCTCTCGATGGTCCCAGTCGGGACTTCAGACGCCGGCGGATTTCTGGTTGAGATCAAGCCTCTCCAAGATCAGGCTCTTGAGGATTGGATCGTGGCGTTCGCTGAAGGCTTCGAAGTTTCGGAAACCCTTGACGGGTGACTTGCTATTCCGTAACCATTTGGTAACATGGTGGTATCCCACGTCTAGGTCGTGGGCTTTGCCTTGCCCGGCAACAAACACCCAAAGGAGAAACACCAATGGGAAAGAACCGTATCTTTGGAATGATTGGCTTCGTAGCCCTTCTTGGGATTGGAGCACGGATGGCTGACGCTGAGCCGCTAACTCTGGCTGTGTCACCACCCTCTGCTGTTCGGATGATCGAACAGTCAGTTGAGATCCCCACCACCACGCAAGCACCAACGACAACCACAGTTGTCACCACGACGACAACGACTGTCCCTGAAGTCCCCGTTACCGTTACGGCTCTTCTCGACGAAACTCCCGTTGTTCTGCCGTACAAGCATGGTGCCGACAAGATGTGTTGGGAATGGCTGACGCTCGCCCACGACGTTGGCTGGCCTGAGGACGAGTTGTCGAAGTTGGGTTACATCATTTGGCGTGAAAGTCGCTGTGACCCGATGGCTTGGAACCAAGATGATCCGACTCCGGACGGTAGTCGTGGCCTCACGCAGATCAACGGCTTTTGGTGTCGCCCCTCTCGCTACCATGCGGACGGCTACATCCAGACTGTTGCTCCGGAACTCTTAGCGTTTTCCGGGACGTGCGAGGACCTTCATGATCCGGCGATCAATTTTCGTGCCGCTTTGCTCCTCTATAAGTACGGGTTGGAGCGTGGAAATAATCCTTGGACTCCGTGGGGCGGATGAGTTGACATTTGGTTCAGATCCATGTATCGTTTGACGCATGGCTCAGATCCGAAGAACTATCACGAACCTCGATCAAGCGTTCGAGATCATCGTCGCAGAAGCACGAGACCGTTTCGACGGCAAAGAACTGCGATACCTCAGCAAGGACCAGAAAACCGAAGCAGTCCTCCTGATGCGAGACCTTGGCGTCCTCAACCTGAGAGAAGCCATCAATAAAGTCGCCCGTGAACTACATCGATCACGGGTTTGGGTCTACAACGTCATCAAAGCAGACGAATTCATGCTAGATTTATCTAGAACAGATCGGGAGGAGCAGACCCAATGAGTCACGAACTCGAAATCAACAAGGACGGAACGGCTCGCATGGCATACGCCGGCGAAGTCCCGTGGCATCGCCTCGGCAAGCAGATGAACGGCCTCCAAACAGCCGAATCCATGCTGGCCGCAGCAATGGCCGACTTCGACGTGGTGACCACAAAAGTCGCCGCAGTAGACGACGAAGGCCACTTCATCCTCAACCCCGATGGCACCCCCATCATCATCGACGACTCCCGAGCAACAGTACGGGTAAATGACGACGGCACATTCGATGGCCTGTCAACCGTCGGAACTCGCTACGTCCCCACCCAGAACAAAGAGGCACTCCAGCGTGCGCTCGACGTCGTCGGGGCTTCCTCTGGCGAAGCAGTCGTTGAGACAGCAGGTGTGCTTCGTGACGGCAAGGAGTTCTTCGCCTCCATCAACTTGGGTGGCCTGATCCTTGACCCGACTGGCGTGAACGACAGGATTGAGCGTTACCTCCTTGTCCGCAACGGCCACGACGGCAAAATCCCCATCACTTACGCCAACACCAGCATCCGTTCGGTCTGCCGGAACACCGTGATGATGGCTCTCAAAGACGCACAATCCGTGTTCACCGCCCGGCACACACGCAACCAAGACTCCGCTCTGGAGCAAGCAGGTGCCGTACTGAAGATCTCGTCAGAGTGGGCAAAAGGCTTCAAGGAAACCGCCGAGAAGATGTTGCGGATCCCAGTCCCGAATGGCAGCCGCCAGTTCGACCAAGTGTTTAACGCAGTTTTCCCATGGAAGGTTGATTTCACAAAGCGTCAGCATGAAAACCATGACGAACTTGGGATGCGTATTCGAGGTTTGTACCTGTCCTCCAAGAACGCAGGTGGGTACGGCATGAATGGCTGGTCGGTTTACAACGCCATCGGCGAATACCTCGACCACCATCGCGAAGCCGGGGCTGAAGACCGAGCCGTTGCTTCGATGGATCAGAACTCTTGGGTGTCGAAGAAAAAGCAGATAGCCCAAGACGCAATCCTTTCGTTGGCTTGACGCACTTTCGTGCGACAATGGTAGAAACCGATGGAAGGGGCGCGTATGTTCGATGATGATTCCGAACTGAGTCACGAAGATCTGATCGAAATGATCGGAGAATTCATGACCGGCTCCATGCGGGTGGAGGACGTTTACCGGTCTCACCTCTGTGACACGCTGGTTCAGCGGGTTTACGACGAATTCGGGACTGAAGGTATGGCGGAGTTGATGATGAAGATTGACTCTCGTGCCGACTGGATTACCGACATGCTGTTCGATGCCAATGACTTGCACGACGCCATGTTTAAGCGTCATGGAACATTTGATGAGGACATTTCTGTGAAAGCCCGATCAACGATGGCTATGAGCGAAATGAACAAGAAGATGTGGAATATGCGTAAGCGGTATGTGTCGAAAATCGTGGACGAGATCTGGGAGAGCGACAATCCGTTGCCCGTCGAGGAGTCTTCAGCCCCGTAATGTCTCGCTTCTGGTCTCGCATTTTGAGGTTCCAGCCACGGTTCGAGGGGTCAGAAGAGCAAGTCAAGGAAAACATTGACTCGCACATCTGGCACAACTTCCGTTTCTCGGACAAGTATCCGGAACTGACAGAGGATTTGCCGCCTATTGTCACTTGTCGAACATGTGGTGTTATGGCCGATTCCAATGCTGCTTCTTGGCCGTGCGGCGCAGCCCCGCCTGACATGTCGTACGACGAATACCTGAAACGAGAAAAACCCACCGGCTGAAGTGCCGATGGGTCTCTCCCGATGGATTTGGGGGGTTGTTAGATGATGTCGATGACGAGGCAATCGTCCAGTTTTGATTCGTCGAACTTCTCAACCTCGTGTGTGAATGGAACTTGCCACATCTTGTTGTGGTTGTTCGCAATGTCCACCGCTTGCTGATGCGTGCGACACTTCATCTGGAAGATGTGTGAGTCTGATGAGTCACCGGTTGGTGACGAGAACCAGAGATTCACGATGTTGCCGATTACTTCTGTTCCGATTAGGGAACCCTTCATGTAAAGGTTTGCTGTCATGTACATAACTGTACCCCTTATTGACTGTAGACGCAACCTTTTGTCAAGAATTTTTTCGGAACAGCGACATGATCAGTTGAGACACCGATGTTTCCTCGGTTTCAGCGTCCCCACCATCCGTCGCCTGATTCACGACTGAGCGTTTCCGCTCAATCAAATCATAGATTTCTTCATCGATAGAGCCATTTAGCAGTAAATAGGTAGCCGTCACCGAACCCGTCTGCCCAATCCGGTGACACCTACTGTACGTCTGGTCAACATCCGCCGGAGTCCACGGCAACTCCACAAACAAAACGTCCTGTGATGCCGTCAACGTATGCCCGGTCTTCGCCGCCTGAATCGACAAAACCATAACTTTTGCGTTCGGGTCAGTTTGGAACGCCTCCTTAGCCGCCTCAATGTCCACCACATCCATCTCGCCCTGAATCTTGTAGCCACCATATTTGTTGGCCAACATGTCCACGATGTCACGATGGTGCGCCGCAACTACAACTTTCCGGGACTCCGCGAGCCGGCCCTCGATCCACTCCTCAATCGCAGGCATCTTCGCCTTCGCAGCCAATCTGCGCAAAATGCTAATCCGCACGAGATGCTGATTAGCCTCCGCTTTCAGACGAGCCTGAACAGCCGCCGACTTCGGACTCAACCCCAACTCCTCAGCGATTTCCACAGCCCTATCCACAAGGTACTGGACAATGTCCCTCTCGGCTTTCCGGTACTCCTTCATCGCTGCAGCCCCGCCATCAACCACAACCGGGTCATGAACGACTGGCGGCAGTTCCGTCAAAACTTGGTCTTTTGTTCTCCGGATGTAACACGTTGACCGCAAACGATCGTTGAGTTCATCAAGATTCGATGCGCCCTCTAGATGCCATTGCCCCCACTTGTCACGGAAAGCGTCGCAATACCTGCGGTAGAAACCCCATTCGCCTCCGAACTTTGATAACTGTCCGATGATGCCGAGTTGAGGTGCGTACTCTGCTGGCCTGTTCGTGATCGGGGTGCCTGTGAGGAGGATCACCGGGACTTCAGGGCCCGCGCCGGCGGCAATCTTCTTCGCTGCTTTGGTTCGCTGTGACGTTCCGTTCTTGCAGTAGTGGGATTCGTCAAAGACGTAGCCGTTCTTGCCTTTCAGTTGTTCAGCCCAATGAGCGATGTTTGAGTAGCCGACAACCAGAACCTCATAGTTTTGTGGGATTTCCTTGCGGTTCTCGACAACTTGGCAGTCCCGGTGCGGCAGCCAGCGGGCGTACTCCTTCTGCCAGTTGAGGACAAGTGTGGGTGGGCAAACCACAACACATGGGTATGCGTGCTGTTTCTCAATGGCGGCAATGGCTTGGAGAGTTTTCCCCAACCCCATCTCGTCGGCAATGAAACCTTTCTTGACTTTCGTGATGTAGTTGACGCCAGCCTTCTGGTAATCCAGCAGCGTCGCTCGAAGTCCCGCGATCTCCAGATCCGCCTCAACGGAACGGCTTGCTTCCAACATTTGTTGCCGTTCGGCGCGGAGGTTGTCGTGTTCATCTGTCAGGTTGCGTGGTACAGCAACACCAAACCGGTTAGACCATTCGATGACTTCGCCGAGGGACGTCTTCGGGGCTGCCCAGAGTTTGCGCTTCTGATCCCATGTGATTCCGGGGATTTGCTTCACCGCTTTGATGCGTACACGTTCGTAGGGGAATGAGATGAGAACTGTGTCGCCGTCCTCGCTGATGCCTTCGGAGTGTTTGCGTTCGGGGAGTGTGAGTCGGGCAACTTCCTCTGTCATGGAGTACCCGTACTTGTCAACGAAGTCCCGGGCTGCGGCTAACTCGGCGACGGGTATTTCCCACAGTTTCGCACGTTTGTTCCACTTGGCACCGTTGATGCGTTTGATGGTTGCGACTTCTTCGGGGACGTAGGGCGTGTCGATGACGAGAACGTCGGTGTCAAGGTAGAGGTTTACGTCCACGGTCAAACTTTATCGCAGATATGAGAGAACCCCCACACTCAACTCGCTGGGGGGAGGAGGAGCGTAGGGGTTCTCTTTGGGTATCAGATGGGGGGATCTGATGAGGGTGACCCTAGCAGATTGTGCTTTCGTGCGCAACAACCGTCAAGGATTTTTCATTACGACCGATCGGTGATCTTCTTCGGCTCAGCGGGCATCTTCGGAGCCCCGGCGGACTTGTCCCACGATTTCGTGGCGAGGTGGCGACCCATCTCCCGATCTGCCTTGCGCTCTGAGGTTGAGCGAGCCTTGCGACGGGCGTTGCGAGCCTTGTAGATCGCCTTCCATTGTTCGGTGGTTTTCACTTGTTTCCTTTGTCCATTTTCTTGGCGTGTGCGAGTGCGGTGAGTCGATCGTCGAACTCGTAGCCGGTCTCCATGTCACGATTCTTCGTGTCGATGACCACCCACTTGTCGGTGTCCCACTTGTGCTTGATGTCGTATCGGTATCCCATGACTTGTACCTTACACGACCCTTTCCGACTTGTCAAGTCTTTAGTCGAAATCTGCGAACATTTCTTGGAAGCACTCGGGGTGCGTTCCATTCATGACCTGCTCACGAAGCGGAGCCGGTAGGTTCGGAAACGCATCTTGGATGAGTGCGCCCTTGCGACGAGCCTCCATGCCCGACTTCGGAACGATCACGGTTCCGTAGTCTCCGCAATGAAAGCAACGTGGTGTGGTGACTTCGATCATCTCCATAGGTACAGTAAACACCTTATTCGACTCAATGACAACCTGTTATCAGAAAAATGTCGGGTTCGCCCCGAACCGAGGAGGGAGAAAAAAGAAAAAACCTCCGTCAACCCGCATCCTGACTGCCCGGTAGCGGGGCTATCGGCCCGGGGAGGACTCCTCACACGCAGGAGGCACAGTAACCATGCTTAGGCGTGGATACCCGACTGGAGTCCTTACGCCTAGAGAGCCGGTTTACGCCACTTGTAGGGCGTGAAGTCCCGGTTCACAGCATCCGCCAGTTCCTCGGACTCGTAGAGGCGAACAACATGGTGGCACGGATCTGACCCCTGCTCCCATTCTGCTTCCTCTTCCTCCGACATGGGGATTCCGTCATGGGTGGAGCAGACCGCAGAGCCACACCACTTGTTGTCGACCCCGATTTGGAGCCATTCGTCGAACGTCACTTCCAAGCCTCCTTGTCACGACAGGCGTTGCGAGCCTGCTTCTTCTTCTTGTCGGGGAGAGTTTGCGCACGCAAACGAGAGTGGGTGAAAGCCCACTTGTCGTCAGCGTTCCAAGCCTTTTGTTTGGATTTCGGCTTCTTCTCCATGTACCCAATAATACCCCTTACCCGGGCTATTTACAACACTTTCGTGAGGTTTTCTTGACAAATCTGGTTTTGACGCCGGCGCAGCCCCGTCTTCTTCGAGAACACAATCCCAGCCACAAGCGGCGTATCCAGCAAGATCAATCCAGTTGTCCTCCTTCTCAGGCGACCACGAGATGCGAGAAAGTTTCAGACACATCATCAACGCAGCAACATCGTGCGGTTTGAGAGAAACCGGGGCTCCGAGGCGGCGGCTGAGGTACGCAGACCACATCTCGGCAGTTGTCCGGAAGTCGGAGATCGGGTCGCCGTAATCGACGTTTCTGTCGCCGTTGACCAGACGATCGGCTTCGGACAGGACTCGGGTGCGGTTGCTTTTGCTCATGGGACGACTTTACAGCCCCGTTCTGGTTGGCGTCAAGCGTCGCGTGAACGAAAAAACCCCGACCGTCGGGGGGTAACGGTCGGGGTTCTCGGAGAATGGGGGGTGTCCCACTCCCCCGAAGGGGAGCACTAGGGGTTCTGTTGCCACGCTTACCCTAGCAAGGCGCCGACTCTTAGTCAGATCTCGTTGGAATCAGCGACGACGATTCTTCCAACCCTCGGGGACGGCAAAGCCCCAGCGAAGGTCGTCTTGATCGATGGTCTCCTCCTCTGGGTCATCAAACCCGAAGAGTTCGTCCAACAACGATTCCTCGTTCTTCTTCATCTCACCTCCCCCCATCTCCATACTCTTTAGGTTACTGCTTATTAGGCATAACGACAACCTCTGAATCATTTTTTCCCATAAAGATGCTGACACTTAGACAACCCGTTTCGCACGGACATTTGTTAGCGGGAGCCCCATTTCTTTTTCCACAGATTTATCCACAGGGTGTGAAAAAGTCAGAAAACAGCGACCCTGCACGAAACCCACACATGGTCACCACAAAACCCATGCCCAGCAACGGTTTTAGCGCGCAGCCCCGGTCGAGTGGCCCAAATGACGCAAGGTATGACGGTGGAGGAAAGCGAACAGATTTATCTACAACGAGCACACTTCGGGCGATGACCCAAAGTTCTGTTCACGAAAGCAGGCTGTGGTTGTTGAGGGGTTTTTGGCGGGGCTACCGGAGCCGCCGGCGTCTGGTCAGACTCGTCCTTGGCCACGGTACTTCTTCTTGTAGTTCTTGGAGGTCGGAGACTGCGACGAACCACGCTTGGCATGAACACCTTTGCGCTTTGGCTTCTGCGTCTCAACAACAACGCCGAACGAACTTGACCGAGAAGGCTTTGCCATGACTGCTCCTTACTACCCGTACCTTACACAGATAGTTTACCGCAGCAGCCCCGGCGGCGGCCCCACGATTTCAGCGAACCACCGCAGTCACTTGGTGCTTGATAACCAACGGAGCATGATCTGGCCCCTTGATGTGCGGAGACACGAACGTCATACGACGAGCCTCAGGGTCAGCCTGCTCACCCAACTCCTTGTACCATTGACGACGCCAATAGCCACGGACGAAGATCTGGTGATCCAAACCAGTCCCCGTGCCAGTCCCGTCTTCATGGCCCGCACGACGTTGGCGACGAAGCCGAAGCGTAGTGACTTGGCCGTCCCACTTGGCCTTAGATGCCTCACGCTCAACAGCACGACGCTCCAAACGGGAGAACTCCGAGCCAACTGGTTTGCGAACGAGGATCTCCTGCCAGCAGAAGCGCATCAACGAAAGGAAGAACTTACGCATGTACGCTACGTCTGGGGTAGCGACCAGAAAGCCCTCCGGGGCTTCATGCTCCTCATCAGTCCACTTCTGAGTGAATGACCAAGCGTGGAAGTCCATGATGTAGAGGCTTTGCCCCTGTCCAGCGAGACGTTCGATCATCGTCTCTTTCTCTCCGTCTTCGTGCGATTCCATCACACGATCAACAGCCTGTTTCAGCAACTCGCCGTTGGTGTAGATCATCAGCGAAAGACCGGAAGATTTAGTCCCGTCCATGTTGGTGACTTCGGTGACTTTCCATCCAACACCGCACCAACCGACAGATCCGGTAACGAACCGTTCGTCCTCAAACTTGAGTGGCTTGCCGAACATGATGAAACCTTTATCGGCAATGAGATCGTCGTAGCGAATCGGCTCAGGTTCCATGATGGACGCACCGTAATCAAGCAACGTCATGATCTCAGGGCTGATCCATGTGGTTGGGTTGCCAAGGATCATCCGTTCCAGTTGGAGGAGTCCGTATGTTCCTTCCAGTTGGCTCATTTTGTCGTCAACGTCACTACGGCTTGACATGGAACGCCATAGTGCTAGAGCCTGAATGAAAACGTCGTGGTCGACAGTCCCGTCACGCGGGTCTCCCCAACCGGAGCGTGCGCCATTATCAAGTGTGTGACGCACCCGTTTGGCACGGTCGTTGTGGTGTCGAACGGAGTCGGCGATGCCGTACTTCACTTGTAGGTACCGCCGTCGAACAGGAACGCACGATGGCGATGTCCAGCGAGATGAGTGCCACAGGCGTCGCACGGAGCCTTGGAGAACTCCAAGCAGTATTCCTCGTTCTCACCGCAGTCAATGATGAGGTTGTCGGGGAACGCCTTGACTTCGGCCTCACGAGCCTCGTCGTCCAGACCGGTCAGGTCGGCGTTGGCATGCCACATAGTGCAGTCGGTACAGATCATCATTCCGTCATCCATGTACAGAACGATACCGCTTATTCGCTACAACAACAACCTGAGTCAAAAGATTTCTTGACATTCGTACCCCCCGTGGGACTCGAACCCACAACTAACGGGTTAAAAGCCCGCTACTCTGCCAGTTGAGTTAGAGGGGCCGGCGGGGCTTCAGAACAGGCTTTCTTCCTGCCATCCGCCCTCTTTGCGCCTATTGATGTCGTAGCACGCCTTGTGGAAGTAACGGTACTTCTCGTTCTCAATAGCGAAGTACGTCTTCGCAGCCCCGGCGATCCACACCTCCGCCAACCTCACACACGATGCGGCCTTGATGTCGTAGATCGTGTTTCCGCAGGTTTCGCAATAGTGGAGGCTCATGCCTCAGTATCCTACCGGAGCGATGTGCAAGCCGTAAAGGACTGATGTGTCGTAATCCTCACGATTTGCGTCAATCCAGCGGATGCATTCATCCAGCGAGCCTTCGAACTCCGGGACTTCGGAATCTGGGAGACAGCCGAGAGAGTGGTACCAGACAACGTGGGTTTTCACTTGACCAACTCCTTCGTCTCGGTCTCAACGATCTGCCATGTGGCGATGCCCTCGTGAGTCTTGGCGACCTTTTGGAGTCCCGCCTCGATGACTCGACCGAAGTACGACGGGTGCCATTCGTCGCAATCCTCGCAGTCCATCGTGAGGTCGATGGTCACACGAACCGTGTGTCGTGGCATTGTCATTCCCCTTCCTGTAGGAACGCCTCGTACTCCATGTGATCTGAAGCACGATCGTATTGGAACTGGTCGTAGCACCCCTTGTGGGCGTGCTTGTAGTCGTCGATGGGGTCGATTTGCCCACCGCAGAAGTCGCATTTCATTTGAGCATCATCCCTTCGTAGACGGTCTCGTAGTTGTCGAACATCCCATCTTGAGCCGAAATGTATTCGATCCATTCGCCGTAGCAGGTCTCGCACAGGTCATCGAACCCCTGAGCGTCGTCGCAGGCTTGTGTGTGGAACTTTCCCCGATCAGTCATAGGTACAGTAAACAGGTTATTCAGCATAATCACAACCTGATTCGCAGATTTATTTGACATTTCTTTTCCACAGGTTTTTCCACAGGCTGTGGACAAAGTTTCGATTTTTCCGTTTTTCGGCAGCCAACCAGAACGCCGGCGGCGGCCCCGGCAAAAGTGTTGCGCAAAGTAACACGGTGGAGGAAAGGGTCAGTCATCATCCGAAAAAGCCGAGTGAAACACCTTACAAGGCACCCAACGATACTCGTCAGTTGCGCCTTCCTCATTCGGGCTGTCCTGCCACAAATGGAACTCCGTGGCCCCTTTCTCCGGGACTTCGTAGCGCAGCGAGAAGTCGTTACCCGCATGAATCATAAAATCAAGCAGTTCATGAACAAACTGGATGCGCACGAAACCCGAGTCACGGGTGTACGACAGGTCGTCGTTCTGGACGATGATGTTGGAGAACCCAAACCACAGCGTTTTGGTCTGGCCCCACCAGTCCCGGATCGACTCCTCAAAATCGAAGCGTTGCCATTCCCAACAGTTGCCAAGACATTCGTCCACTTCGGTTCCGCTGTCGTCAACGCAGTCGCAGACGTATGTGGAAAAGAACTTGGTCGTGTGCGGAGGTTCAGTAAAGGTATCCACTTGACAAATGGTACCAGAGGGGTGTGTTAGATCACAACCAGATCGCGGGACTTCGGCGGCGTCCGGGCTAATCAAACCACGACGGGTTCATCCACGACAATTCCTCCAAGACGCGCTTCACCCCGGTCTCACGGTTACATTCGACGGCTTCCAAGATGAGTTCCAGCCCCGTCTTCAGCATTTTCTCGGAAGACCCGACAGGCATAGCCGTACAGTACGAGCCGTTATCCACAGACTCCCACACGCCGTCTTCTGCCAACTCCATAACATCGAAGCGAAGCAGTTCTACGTCGTCGGGGTTGTCTGGGTTGTAGTCGCCGTCCCACCCTTCGCCTATGTCTGACCACATGACTTTGAGGTCACCTTTGACGAGTTCCATCATTCGTTCCCTTCTGGTTCACAGACCATTCCGTCGCACGAGCCGTACTGACGGCAAAAGCGGTAATAATTGGCACAATTCTGCTTGGTGAACTCGTTGACGAGAGCCCCGGCATCACGTTCCGCCTTCGCCTCCTGCCAATACTGGCGTTCGGCCTGTCTACGACCCCGACGTTTGCCGAAGCCGTAGACAATGAGACCTCCGAACAAGCCCATTACCAAATCTCGAATCCGCCAGAGGCGATACAGAAATGGGCGAACTCTTTCACGTTCTCAACTTGGAACGGGTAGTTGGCGAGCCACGGCTCCTGCGTGCCGACACCATCACAGCCGTTACACCAGCCGTGCGTGCGACCCACCAGAATGACTGTCGCCTCGTCAAGTTCACGAGTCGGCATCCCCATCTCCACGCCAATGGAATCAGAGCGAATACCGGTCGCATGACAATGCTGACAGTCGGTGCGAGGCAACTCAGCGAGTTTGGCGTAGTACGCCAACCGATAGTCCTCCGTCACGCCGTCCTCAATGTCGTTGAGGAGACGATTACCCAGAGCGAGTGCTTGCTCCGAGTCCAGAGAGAAGCCGGAGTTGGTATGTCCCTCGCCTTCAGGGTCGCCCACGATGTCGTCGTGGAGATTCAGGCAGTAGTCCCAGAGGGGGTGCCAGAACCAGACGTTGTTGCGAAAGTATTCGCCGGTTTCGGACTGTGCGTTCTTGCCGTACACATCCATTCCCATGATGGTGCCTCCTAGAGAGCAGGTCGGGCGTATTCCCGACAACATGAACGATACGCCTTATTCACTACAAGCACAACCTTATTCCGAAGATTTTTTGACAGATTCTCCGTAGCCGTACTTACACGCCACAAGAATCGCCGGATGGTAGTTGTGCCACCAGTCGTCGTCCCAGCCCAAAATCACCTCAGCCAGAACAGCCAACTCCTCGTCGGACGCCCCGGTCGCCCACTTCAGAGCGTCAGCGTCAGGATGGTTCGGGTCGTAATCCAACATCCCAGAATCGAGCATAACTTGGGCTTCCTCACGAATGGCGGTGGGGGAAAAGGCCACACAGTTACCCCATGCGAGATCGTTTTCAGCCAAGTTGATCGGTTTGCCGTGTTCCCGCATGACAGCGAGTGCTTCGGTCTCGTCATACTCACCGTATGTGAGATTCTCAAAGAAACGCGGGGCTGCGCCGGCGTCAACGATTTGACAGGACTCAACGAGCCAGACTTGTCCCTCAGGCGTAAAAAGGTATTTCACCGATGACCTCCCAGTCGTCTTCGTCAGCGATCAAGCCGAGCGATGAGCCGTTGTCCCACTTGACATGGATGGTTCCCATGTCGTCGGTCAGGATCACAGTCCCTTCGGAGCCCCGAGGGAGTTGTGTGTAAACATCCGTTGTCTGAACGAGGCGGACACGAGTTCCGCGATCAAGTTTGAGAAAGTTCATCATTTCGTTTTCTCCGCAAGTAGGTCGGCGTAAGCCATACCGATGAGTTCCCAGCCGGATTCGGTCAAATGGTCGGTCAGACCCTTGCGCCACTCGTATGAAGTGGTGAGGTCGTTGACCCATTCATCCAGTTCGTCTTCGGTGAGTTCGGGCAGGTCGTCGGCCTCACGACAGTTGGTGATGTGTTCACGAAGGTCGTCAAGGCAGAATACAGTCCCGCTCCACCCGAACTTTGCGATGAGTTCGTGGAACACGCCGAATCCGTCGCCTTGTGTTTCGATGCCATCTACGATGGCTTTGATTTCGTCACGAGTCATCCTCGTCCTCCATTCCTTCCAGTTCTTTGTAGGCGTTCTGGAGTTCCTCTTCTTCTTGTTGGCAGGTCAGGCAGTCTTCCCAATGGTCACACCGATGTTGCGAGAAGATGTAGCGACCCTCGTCGGAGCGTTCCTTGATGAACGCCGAAACGACAGCAGAGTCGAACTTCCCTTGCTCCAGATGGCGAAGCACGAACTGACACACTTCGTCGTAACCGATGAAGTCGTAGTAGTAAACATCGACCGTTTCGGTCGCCTTGTCCCAGTCTTGGCAGGCGAAGCGACCGAGGTCGGTTCCGTCAACGGAGCGGATGTAGCCGATTTCGGGGAGAAACAGCGTGTCCACATCATCGGCCTTGAGGTGGTTCCCCACCCGATTACCGGTCTTGTCAAGTAGTTCTGTCAACATGAGAGAAAGCGTAGGGCTTATTCTACGCAACCACAACCTCTCCCACAGATTTATCTGCGAACAGTTCGATGAACGCCGAAGCGGACATGACCATCTCGCCGTACACGACGATGGGTTCGCCAGCCGTGAACTCCCAGCCATGCGTGACAGCATCGGGGTGTTCCCATAAGACCACCGGACAGACGTAGTTCACATCGTCATGGTCACCCACGATGATGCCGAAGCCGGTAGTCCCGCCATCGAGATTCGTGAGCGTGTCGAAGATGATGCGAGTTGCGTAGGGGTCGTCGTTCAGACGACCAGCCTCCTTCGCTTTCGCCAGCCCATTAGCAAGCGTCTCGCAGATGGAATCGCCTCCCCAATGGGTGTAGAGGTTGAGCGGGGCTGCTGGGAAGCATCCCGACTGGTAGATGGTGATGGTTGCGCGTGCGCCCATGTCAGACCTCCTCGGTCATTTTGTATGCGTACAGGGTGTTTGTGATGGCTCCGAACATCTCATCCCACGCCCCCTCAGAGACGGGGACTTGATGAAGAACGACGTTGGCAGTCCCGTGGAGTACGGTCACCACGCCTTTGGAGAGTTCGATAATGATGGAAGCGGCTCCCTTTTCGGTTTGGACAGGTTCGGTCAGCATGACGCCCACCCGAAGAATCCGTATTCGTCATCGGACAGTTTCACGGCGACCGCCGAACCCCACTTGTCGTTGTAGGTCTGGCACATTGACCAGAACTTCTCTGCGCCCATCGCCTTCACGAGAACGAGTGCGTCGTCGTGGGCGAGGTTTTGGAAGGCGAAGTCAGAACCCTTCCAGTTGGCGAACGGGTCGACTTTCTTCTGTTGACCGTCTGCCCAGACGTACAGGTTGTCCATATACCACTCGCAAGCGTTCGTCAGGCGAACCAGAATGTCCGGTACCTGTCCGAAGTCGTTTGGCCCCACTTTCGGGAGCAGGTGAGTGGGAATCGCCCACAGGTCGTATCCCTGCTTCTCTGCGATGGTTCCGGTGTAGCCACCGTGACCGTTCCAGTAGTACGCCTCTTCGACAGCGTTGTGGAACGCCTCAGATGCGTCCTTGCCGGTCGCTTTCGTTTGGAAGGTTGTTGCTCCCATGAATAAGCCCTACCTTTCTGTCTATGGGCTACAGGGACTTTCCCCGTCACCCAGAACGATACGGCTTATTCGGAACAACGACAACCTCTTGACAGAAAAAATCCAAAAATGGCCTCTGAGCAGGGATTTTGTGGAAATCCAAAGATTTCTTGCCGGTCGGGTTGTGACAGTAGGGAATAAGCCCTACCATTCCTCTCATGAAAGCAATCAACGCCGGAAAGACCGGCATCTCCACCCACATCCACTTCGACGTTGCCGACTCGTCGGCTCTCACGTTGCTCTCCATCACCGACAACGACTTCTCGTCGGGTCGGAAGGTAAACGTCCACATCATCTACAAGTCGAACCCTGAGGCTCGCTACCTCTATGGGTTCTACGGCGTAGAAGCCATCGCCAACCTCTACCTCGCCATCATGGGCGAGGATTCGGCAGGAAAGTTCGCCACCTACGTTCGCAACAACGCCGACGATGTATCGAAGCACGTTGCCGGCAACGTGGAGTTCTTGCCGGCTCGCAAGACCCTCGTAAAGGAGACAGTATGAAAGTACCGCCCGTCTGTCCTCGTTGTGGGAACTGGATTCCCAACAACCACGAACCGGGGGCGTACCCCGGTGCGATTTCTCGTGTCGACAACAAGACCGAGATTTGCTCCGGCTGTGGGGTTGACGAAGCCCTAGAGCAGTTCTCAACCGGCGCACCTGCGCCCATGTCCGAGTGGGAGTACCTCCCATGATGGCGATACAAGAACTGACCGACCTCATCATCCGCTACCCCGAGGAGTTCGGTCGGGGCTTCGCCGAGGGTCTCCTCTCAACCGGAGTGACCTACGACGACGACCCCGAGTCCGATCGCTCGCTCGCATACGACGTAGGTCGCACGCTTCGTGAGGCCTTCCACGAAACCATGAAAGGGGAATCGTGAACACCCAAGCCGTCACCCGGATCAACTCGATCCTTGCCAACAACAACTACGACCCGGACGAAGCGGGGCTGCAAGACCTCCTCACGGACGTGATGCTGTACGCCCACGACGCTGATTTCGACTGGGAATACATCTCCCAGATGGCCAATGCGCACTTCATCACGGAGTCAGCACCCGATTACGACCCCGACAACCCGATTTGAAGCCCCGGCCCCCGGGTAGCGCGTTCATCGCCTTTACGGTGGGGGAAAGGGTTCTTCGAAAAGTTTCGACACAGAGGTTGTGTCGTCAACCAATAAGCGATACCTTGTCGCTTACCTACTAGCCGGCACCGCCGGAGAAACGGAAATACACCATGCAAATCGTAGACACACCGTCGCCATCGGCGACCATCGTGGCTCGAACGTCTGACGGCAAGGTGGATCTCAACGCATACATCGGCCTGCACGCCGATTTCAGCGTCGGAGACCTCACTGTCAAGACGATCATCAGGGATGCCCGTACTCGTTTCGGACATCTCGACCTTCTCATCACGCCCACTAGCGGGGCTGGCGAGAAGTGGGTTGAGCGCAAGAACCTTGTTCTCGCAAACGACCCAGCAACCAAGTCCTCACCTCTGGCATCTTTCGATTTGCCGGTGGAGGATGACGACACACCAACAGATGACACGTTCTCGTCGCTCACCGACGAAGTTCTTGCCATCATCAACCGCGTCAACGTCAAGTGACGAGGAAGGACCAATCCATGTACCGCATCATCTTTGAGGAGCCACCTGTTTCCACTCGGTTGGGAGCCCCGGGAACGCTCACGAAGTTTCTCACGAACCTCGATAACAACCATCGTGGCGAGTGGGTTCGCCTCTACAAGAATGCGAAGCACATCTCCTACCTGTTCTCTGTTCGCAAGAACAAGTTTCCGAACATGGAGATCGTGACTCGCAAGAATCAGAACGGGACGTTCGGCGTCTGGATTCGTTTCCACGACGAGCCGGTCAAGACCGTTCCTCGTGGTCGAGTCGCCAAGAAGTCGGCCTGACC